GTGGTGACACGTGGTGCAAGCCGGTTCAAGGTAGATTTGAACAACAGTGATGTGGACTGGATCAAACCTCTTTCATTTCAAAAATATGTGGTGGAAAGATATGAATCAATGATTGATGAAGTAGGCAACAATGAAGATGTGGTCATACCCAATGACGCGAAACTTGACAAATGCATTATATCGTCGGAACTCGCTTCTTAGTAGCTCCTGGAGCCAAGCTTGCTCGCGGAGTACGTGACAAGCAATTTGCACCTGGCATCACCTATGCTCTAATGAACATTGCTAAAGTTGAAGAGCAATTCAATTACAAGTTCAAAGGATCAAATGGGACTGTATTGGACGTGTTATTTCATTCCTGCAATGAAGGGGATCAGTTTATTGCCAAATATCGCAATGAAAAATTGCCTGAACCAAAAGTTAATACTGAAGAGTTTTTTGTTTTGGATTAATATCCACCATACACATTGGAATAGTCCATCTCTGAGTTGAACACGTCTTTGGAGGCCACATCAACTGAGTATGCATAAGGTTTATCTGCACCAGATGCAGCAGGGCTTTTGGTGTCATCAAAAATTTGCTGGCTTTGTGCTTCTGGGGTGATACCTGGTTCAAAAGAATACTCAAAACGTTTGGCTTTGACCAACCATACATAATGCCCTGCCAATGGATTTATTTGTGCAATGTCTTGATCCAGTCGCTGTGTAATCTCATATATGTTGCCATTCCTGCCGCCGGGTCTATCACTGCCATACTCAGTTAACTGGAACAGATCACCAGACTTAGGTTCTGCCCCATAGCCAAATGCATCATAGAACGCGCTAATGTGTATAAAAGCTGTTACCTCATCATCTGATACCAGTCCAAACTTGCTCAACATCAAAGCATTTTCATTCAAATTCATGGCTATGACAATATTCTGAGGTGGTGAATAAGCCTGGGTAGGCTGTTCACCATACAACATGTCAGCACTCAAGGTGGTGGTGTTGTTGACAATGTAGCCTACTTGTTGACCATATAAATTGATTTGCTCTCTCCAGTAATTGGACATGGTGTTGCGCTCACATGTGTTGTTCTGTTTGTCAGTGTACCTGAAGCAATTTTCTTCGTAAAAGAATGGGTATATCTTAGGAGCTGGGTTGCCTGTGTAGTAATCTTTGCTCATGTCATTTCTCCAAAATGGCTTTGTATAGCACAGGGTCAAATTTGATGGTAATGCCTGTGTTGCCAAGCTTCTTAGGTGATTGCACATCAAAATTGAGATTGAACTCCTTTTCAACCTCTGCAATGTCTTGCACGTTTAAAACTATTCTGCCTGAAGGCTTGTTTAGCAGACTTTCCACCTTTTGATTCTTTTTCATGGTTCTGTGCATGTGTGGCACAAATCTGCCAGGGTGTTTTGAATGCGAGCTTACATCTCTGCCTATGGGATTCATGTGACGCTTCTGCATGCCTATATGAATATTCTCAGTATAATAATCTTTGAACGTCATACAGATATTTAAGCAAAAAAAAGGGCCTAATTTGACTTAGGCCCTAATTTTTACTATTTTTGATTAGTTAATTATTTTAATCCAGCGAGATATGAGCCAACCTTGGATGTCTTGCTGTTAACCACATTGGCTTTGCCCTTAGGAGATGTTGAGGCACCACCTTTAACACCACTACCCACCAGAGCATGACCTTTGTCACCATCATTACCAACTTTGTCAGTGACTTTTCCGTCACCAGCACCGTGTGATACTAAACCTTTTGTTGTGTCACCAACCTTGTTATCCTTCTTCTGAAGGCTTTGGCCAGCTGAGGCAGGAACTTCTTTGAGTTCAGTAGCTTCTTTGGCCACTTCATCATCCTCGTCCTCTTTCTTTTCTTCATTGTCTTCATCACCCATTGATGCAACATCCATTTCGCTGCCTTCTGCACCGGCTTCATCACTCTTGTCTTCATCAGAGGCTTCATCGCCACCAATGCAAGCAGCAATAAGCTCATGAAGCTTAACAGCCATATCATGCGGAAGAGTTAAGGTCACTTCTTCCTTTGCTTCACCTTCTCCAGCGTCAACTGAAGGCAAACCGAGGGCAGCGGCATCTGTGGTGTCGGTGTCAACGGTTTGATCGGACATTACATCCTCATACAATTTGTCAAAAATAGATTTGCTCATACAATTATTTATTGTTTGTACTTCAGTTTTTTCATAGTTTTGTGAGAATTTCTTGGGTTCAAAGAAGTTTTCTTTTTTCTCAGTCTTGGGATCAATGAGATCTTTCTTGAAGCCGTCAGCATTTTCAGGGCCAGAATCCTTTTGGACGAAAGCTTTTTTATCGGCAACAGCTTCAACAGGCTTCTTGTCTTCAGCCTTTTTGAATGTGCCTTTGGGAGGGAATACTGATTTCTTTTCTTCAATGATGCGTTTTTCATAGAAGTCACCCATTTCTACTAGTGTTCTGGACTGGTTCATATTAAGTATTTAATAGATATATGCCTAAAAAACCAGAAAATAAGTTTTATTTGGGAAACGAGAATCTGCCCACTGCAGAGTCTGTGTTTGATTACTCTGAACATCCAGAGTGGGTGGCGGACATAGCCAAATCAAGAAAGAACATCTTACACTTTGCAGAAAACTTCTTTTTTATCACCAATTTGGATGAAGGCAAGATGAAGATCAAACTGCACAGCTATCAAAAGCGCATATTGAGAAGCCTCAGAGACAGCAGGTTTGTTTGTTTGCTTGCATCCAGACAAGTGGGCAAAACCACATTGATGACCATATATGCATTGTGGATTGCTTGTTTTTTTGAGGATCAACGCATTCTGGTGGTGGCAAACAAAGAACAAACAGCCATCAACATTTTCAAAAGAATACGCATGGCTTATGAAAAGCTGCCCAACTACCTCAAACCAGGCGCAGTAGAATATGGCAAAACTGCCATGACACTTGGCAATGGAAGCAGCATTGGCATATCAACCACCAGCAGTGATGCCGGTCGAGGTGACAGCTGCAATGTGCTCATTTTGGATGAGTTGGCTTTCATTGACAATCATCTGGTAGAGCAATTTTGGAGCTCTGTGTACCCCATCATATCATCCTCTAAGAAGTCCAAAATATTTGTGGCGTCAACGCCAAATGGCACAGGCAATCTTTTTCACGATCTGTATTCTGGTGCCATTGATGGCAAGAATGATTGGAAAGCAGAAAAAGTGGATTGGTGGGAATTTCCTGGCCGAGATGAAGAATGGAAAGAAAAAACAATCCGCACATTGGGCAGCAGAGATGTGTTTGATCAAGAATTTGGAAATATCTTTCTGCAGACTGGTGAAAGTGCATTGGACGAAAAACTTTTTGAAGAAATGAAAAGAGAATGCATTGAACCCAAATTTATTTTCAATGAGGGTAAATATTTGATGTGGGATGAACCAGACAAAGAAAAAATTTATGTGGCAGGAGTGGACATCAGCGAAGGGGTGGGTGAAGCTGCCAGTGCGATACAAATACTGGACATCACTGATCTCAGAGAAATTAAACAGGTTGCCATTTATCATGACAGAACCATTAGCCCATACAATCTCACAACAAAGTTGCATGAAATACTGCTGCATTGGGGATCGCCTCTTGCCATGATAGAAAGAAACAATTGTGGTGCACAAGTGGTGGATCAACTCAAGAACACTTTAAACTATGAAAACATTGTGTCATATGGAATAAAATCAGGCCCGGTGAACTTCAATAAAATAGGTGTGCAAGCCCACACCAACACAAAATACAAAGGTGTCATGAACATGCGTTATTGGATGGGTGAATTGAAAGTTTTAAAAATTAGAGATCTCAAGACATTGAATGAATTGAAAAGATTTGTACGGTATCCTAATGGCACTTGGGCTGCTAAGCCTGGTGCAGATAGCTGGGATGACCGGGTGATGAGCTTGATGTGGGCATTGATGATACTTGAAAATGATCTGGTTGAAAAATATTTTGAAATTGCAGAATATGATGCAAATAAAAAACCACTAAGAATCAAATCTTTGGACTTTGGCATAAAGTATTTCATAAACCCTGCATCCATGTATAACAATGAAAAAGATGGAGCCATGGGCACACCTCCCTTGCCCATTGTCATGCAAGGTGATAACAGCAATGAATTTAATGAAATAACTGATCTTGAATCGCAAGGTTGGACCAAACTTTAATTAAATAACATTATGGCCGATATTACGATATCTCAATTAACGCCCGGTACTCCAGCTGGAACTGCTGCTATACCGTATTCTCAAGGAGGGAACACTAATTCTACTCTAGCTAGTAATTTAACTGCCGGTATCTTAAGTTCTATTATAAAACAAATACAGTACAATTATTATGATGGTGTATGGTATACCAGTTCAACAACAAAACAAGAGGTACCTGGCTTTAGTGTTACCATTACACCAACAACTGTTAGCAGTAAAATAATATTTTATCTTTCAAGCTGGGGCGGCAGTTCTGCTGCATCTACATATGTTGGTCTTCTCGGCTACATATATCGATCTACCACTGCAGGTGGTGATGTTGAGCTTCCTCTCACTGTAGCACCAGTACAGGGTAATGATAGGGCGCATCTAGTATTCTCTAGCCATGGACAATATGATGTTGCAGCTGCTACTATCATGATGGTTGACACCCCAAATACAACTGCAGCCGTTACATATAAAATATATGCTCGAGCTGAACAAAATGGATACAACGGGTTCATAAACAGAAGTGCCAATGGAGCAACTGGACCACAGCTCAGAAGCTGGATATACGCTGTGGAGTTTTAATATGGCCATACCAACTAATTTTGTGCAAAGCCCTTTCAACAAAGCACGCAAAGACAAATTCATTCTTGTTTTAAATTTTCCCAATGGATTAAAAGAAATATTTTCCAAGCTGGATCGTGCCAACAGAAACATTATTCCTGACTCTTTGCAGTTTTCCGTTTATGGGGTGGTTGTGCCAGACATGGAAGTGTCACATCTGGATGTGAGGTATGGTGGGCAAACACTTGCTGCTTCCAGTCAATCTAGAAAGCCATATCCACCCATCACTGTGAATTTTGATGTGGACAACAGGTTCAACAACTACTGGGTCATATACAAATGGCTGAACATTTTAAATGATGTGCAATTGAATATTTTTAATGCAGACAATTTGATACCACCTGCAGGCAGCAACAATTCTACCAACATGGTGTATGCCGCCAACCTGTCCATATTTGCTCTGGATGAATACGACAAGAGAACAGTGGAAT